TAGTTCGCCAAACAATTGTTCGCTTAGTCTTCCCAGGGAGAGAAGCGTGCTGATGTCAGCATGAGGCGGAAGCTAAAACGAACAATAGTTCAGTCCGAAGTCCGAAAGCTAAGTCCGAGCCAGGGAGATGAGCTTCCTGGGAAGCGTAAGACCGAACAATAGTTCAGTCCGAGCCCGGGGAAGTCCGAGCCCGGTAAGTTTTAAAGCGAACAATTATTCGTTACGCCAGCTTGGCCTTGGGATCACCGAACAACGAACAAAAAAAACACGGCAGAAGCCAGTCCGAAGAAGCAGGCACACCGAACAATGTCCGAAAGTCCGAGTCCGAAGTCCGATCCTAGAAGTCCGACCCAGGCGTGAGACCGAACACGCCAAGTGTTTCTGCTATTTTGCGGGTATTACGCTATCATGCTCTATCTCCAATGGGTCGTTATGGGTTTTTGTGGCTACTTTCATTCGTTTCTTTGCTATGTCTTGGAATTCCTGCAGTTTCGCCAATATTTCTTCCCTTGTCATACTGTCTGTTCGTTCATGTAGCACATGAGCCTTGTTAACAAGCAATCCAGTTGCCTTCAATCTGAGTTCTTCAGCTCTGATAGCATCACCATATTTTTCACTATCTATGGCTAAATCCCTTATCTTTTTAAGATCACGCAATGATTTTTCAAGCGTTACACCGAACTTTGACCTTGCCTCTTCTTGCATCTCTTGGTAACGCTCTTGAACCACTGGGTTACGCAACAAGCGAACAGCATCAACTCCAGGATTTGCATAACCAGCCTTTCGTGCTGCAGATGTCTGTGTCATGTCTTTGTGCATAAAGTTATCAAGAAAAGCTTGTTGTTTATCTGTCAATCTTTTCTGACCAGCAAGCCTTTGCTCTCTTGATAAATCTTCTCCTACTTTTGGCATTATGTTTTCTCCCATCTAAATTTTAACTGCCCATAGATTGGCAACCAATCTCTATTCGGTCTAGTTGTCCAACCTTTATTTTCATTCCAACCACCGGTTTCTCCCATGATTTTCCACCCTACACCACGCAAACTAGAACCTGACTCGCTCTGTAAGGTATATGTTATCATCTTCATTCCACCCATCTGTTGCCATATTCTCCAACACCTTCCATACAGAAACGAACAAGTATTCTTTGGTGCGTTAGGGTTTACACACACACGCAACACCTCTGCCGTGAATCCATCATCTAATCTTCTTGCTATAGGTCTACCGACTATTGCTACACCGAATAATCCATCACAACTAGCTCCGATTGCAAACTTACCACCTTGCGTTGGTTTGCTATGTCTATGAAAGTTCGCTACGAACTCATTAGCTTCTTGTATGCTCATTGGTACTGTTTTAAGTTTCAAAGTTCGCACCTTTTGCTGCAGTAAAACATAGGGTATGGGGTGGGTTACTTACCACCCCCCTATACCCCCTTATAGGGGGGGAAGTTCGGTAAGTTGGTAAGNACCAATAAAATCAATGACTTACAAGACAAAACCAACTTACCATGATAAGAAGTAAGTTGGGTAAGTAAATTTAATTTATCCAATAAAAACAATAACTTNCTACTTCCCTCTANAATCNACTTACCAAGTAAGTTGGTAAGTGGTAAGTAAATNACTCATAAATCACCAAAACATTGTGNAAATNTGTACGTTTATACCATGACCCATTATCGGTACATTCGTACCCTAAATCACGCATACCACCCCACGTTTGAACCCAACAGTAGTGGCACTCGCCATCGCCGAGTCCACCACCTTTGTAACAGTTNANTTTATGATTTATGTCTAGTTTCATTTTTTGAGNTAAACCCATNTCAACTGCACAACCAAGACAGATTGTTCTTTTATTNACAATCANTTCTCGGTTACGCAATATNAGTTCATTNCATTTAGTACAACGTACTTTAACTCGCTTTGAATTTGGCAAAACCATCTTCATCTTCCTCATAATAAACAATCATACCANNATCAAAATCACTGTATAATGGCACATTTTCTAATACACCTATGCCATTTTTAGCATCTCCTTTAGAAATCTTAACCCACATATTTTCTGAGGCAACATTTAATGCTCTACCTTTGTCATTTACCGGAAATCTAACCTTAGTGTATCCATCTTGCTCAAATATAGAATCACTAGATAAACCCCAACCTTTAGGTATATGCACTACGTTTTTTTTCTCAATCTTCAATGCTTCAATTCTTTTTTGTTTTCTGTCCATTACGAACCTACCTTTCTTGCTAGATTTAAATTAAGTTCTTGATATTCTGAAGCCTTTGCTTTGGCACTATACAGATATGTTTTATCTAAACCAAAGTCATCATAACCCTCTTCTATGGTCTTGAAATAAGAAATAGGTGGTATGGCAATGCCTTTCCTACGCATCACATAGAGCATTATTTTACCTTTGGCTCCCGGAATATCTAATTGCACTCTTATCTTATTGTATAGGAAAGGATAACCCTCAAACCTATCCAAAGCCTTTTCACACTTCTTTGTGATCTTCCAAAGCACAATAGGAACAGTACCCTTTGGGTCTTTAACAATGTCTGCAACACTATTAAAGACTAGCCTATAGCCTTTTAAATGGAAACTAATCATAGGCTTTGCGTCAGGACAACGTATCTTCATGCTTTCTTTATTTAAATTTGCACCATATGCACCATATAACATTACTCTACCTTTCATTTACAAAATTGATTAATTCACTAAATTCATTAGTCTTGAGCAACAATGAAAATTTACTCTTGTTAATATTGATGTTATGAACCTCATAAAGACACTTTGTCTTAATAGGCACATTGTCAATCGCATTAACATATATGGCTAAATCTTTAGTATGATAGATAGACACGTCATCAAATGACGCATCTATCCAATTCTTAGGCATGGTATAAACTTCTTTGTACATTAGGCAGTTACTCCCTCAAAAATATGCCAAGCAACATCAAAAGGCAAAAAGTTCAAACAAGTATCCTTTGGGTGTTTTTTCTCCATGTGCTTTTGAAACACTGTGGCATTAGCCACTTTTTTAGGATAGGCATAAAGTTGGTTTTTATCAAAATCAACACAAATATATTTTGTGTTCATATCTCTTTTAAGTTTCTTTTGCTCAACATGATCATACATCTTATCTTGGCACCATGTATCCAAAGGCTCAAATGAATCACCACTTTGCTTGGCTAGATAACTCTTAACCTTTTCAACATCTTTCCATGTGAATGGTTCTATTGCATGATGTCTATCACAACCACCATGACCATCATTATCTACATAAACTGCTTTCTTACCATCAATGTAAAGAGTCGCAGTGTAACATGGGGTTTCTTGGCTACCACTTGCAAAATACTTAATATTTTTAAGTTCTAATTTCATAACAAAACTCCTTTTTAAAAATGTTATAATTAATAAATAGGCACTCAACACCTATATGTCAATACTAAAAGTCAAATAATTTTAACTGTGGCTTAACATTTTTAATTCTTGCTTTGGCAATTTCATAATATTCGCTTTCTTTTTCTATTCCAATGAAGCTAAAATCCTCCTCTCTAGCTGCCATTCCAGTTGATCCACTGCCCATAAACGGATCGAGAACCACACCTCCTTTTGGCGTTACCAAGCGAACAAGGTATCTCATTAGCTCAACTGGTTTAACTGTTGGGTGAGTGTTCGCTGCAACTTCACCACCCAGTCCAAATTTACGCTCTTCTTTTGATGTCTTTGCACAATAAAAATACCTAGACGCATTACCCTGGTCGCCATATGCTGGCATGAATTGTTCGGTATCTGCCAGTTCACCGGCAGTCCAAATCCCCTTGTGTGTTCGCTCTCTGCTGACNTCCGTGCTGCTAGTTTCCGGGAATATTTCTTGCACTTGTTCGCTNCCATCGTGCATCACATTGCTCGGCCAACGCCCTCTTGGGTCTGCATCTGCAAACTCCGAACCCTCCGACTTCATGCCACTATTATCATCNGTCCAACACGCCNTCTGNTGTCCGAGCTTTGCGAACAACCTTTTTACGCTCTGTATCTTCTGACTGACCACCAACACGACAAGCGTCAATGTTTATTGCACCAGTTCCGTGCTGCAT